TCAAGCGTGCCGTTGGGGTGGTCCTCGATGGCCATCGCCTCTTCGACGGTGAACGTCTGGCCATCCCTGGCAGCGCATTCGGGGTCGTAATCGCCGTCGTAGGCCAGCACCCGCTCCACCCCGAACTCGCCGTAGGCGTCGAGCGCGGCGCGGTTGTAGCTGAGCATCGTCTCGGTTCGGGCGACCGTCTCGGCCCGGGCGTCATCGAACTCGGGCAGCGCCTTGATGCCGTTGTACCCTTCATCCGGCGCACCGTCGATGATCTGGTCCAGCCCATACCCTCGCCGAGTGCCCTCGGCCAGGCTGGCTTGGACCGCCTCGAGGGTGTGCCCATTGATGCCGGTGATGCGTTCGCCACCGTAGTCGACGAGGTCCTGCACCACCCTGCCCACCGCCCGGTTGGGGACGATCAGGTCGAGCGTATCCGCCACCACTTGGAGCGAACCCCTCGCAGCCTGCACGTACAGCTTGCCGAGCACCTCGCGCAGCAGGTCGTCCTCGCGCTTCTGGTTCCACCAGTCGGGGTCGGCCTTGATGGCCCAGTCGCGGCGGATGATGTTGCTCTTGGTTGCCGCACCCCGTGGCCAGTCGGCGCGGATGCCGTCGACGATCCGCTCGGACTGAAGCTCGAAGAAGCGCCGCAGGTCAGGGTCGTTCGACTCCACGACCTCGGATCGAGCCTTGGTCGCCTTGGCCACGACCTGGCTGACCGACGAGCTATCGGCGGTGTCGTCTCGGACGGATGCGCTGGGCCCGTTGTTCTCGGGCGGCTTCGGTGCAGCAGCGGCAGCAGCCGCCATCTCGGCCTGCTTCTTCGGATCGAGCAGGGCCGGTAGCCCGGTCCACTTGATGTGGTCGAGGTCGAGTGCCTTGATGGCCGCCTTGGGATCGAACCCGATGGACACCAGCGACTTGAACGCGCCGGCCTTCTCCAGTAGCGACGAGGCGTCATCGAGGTCGGGCAGGTTCGTCTCGAACTTGAACGTCTGCCCCATCAGCGCCTCGTAGCGGCTGATGATGTTGACCTGGATGACCTCGTCGAAGCTGTCCGTACGCGGGTTGATGGTGCCCCGCCAGTACCAGTCATAGAGCTCGCGGCGCGTCTCGCCCGAGGCGTTCTGCCCCGCCGGCATCGATACGCCGAGCACTTCGGGGGCGATCGGGAAGGCGGTCAGGATGTTGTCGCGGTTGAGCTCGGCCAGTTCGGGGATGCCGATCTCCGCAGGAGTAGATGCACCCGAGGCGTACTCCATCGGCTCCGGGAACAGCAGCATGCGCTTGGCCGAGTTGGCATCGCTGACCACGTTGCGCCAGGCCCGCTGCGCGTCGTTGAACTCGTCCTCGTCGAGGGCCCGTTCCCGTGGCCACATCATGCCCGCCAGCCGACCACCGGTACTCAGCAGGTCGGCGGTGTGCTTCGACATCAGGTCGGTCAGCGGCAGTTCGGCGTACACCGCCTCGACCACGCCTACGCCGTAGGTGTTGTCGTCGTCGGCCGAGGCGTTGGAGAACGTGACGATCTCCCACGGCTCGAACGTCATCGTGCCGCCCTGCTTGTCATAGTCGAGAATCCAGCCGAGCAGCTGGCCCGAGCGCTTGTCGTAGCTGGGCCACAGCCTGCTGGGGCTGATGCCGTAGATGGCGGTGATCGGCGACAGTGGCGAGGCGGCCTCGAGGTACCAGAACGTCCAGCCCGCCATATCCCGCCGGATGTGCGTCTTCTGGCGCAGCATCCGCCCCGTCTGCTGGGGGTTGGGGCGCTCCATGAGGCGCATGAACTGGTCGATCGGGTTGAGCGTCTCGAACGGGATGTCCAGGTCAGGCTGCGGGATGTTCGACTCTTCGGGATCGTCCGACTCGACGTCCCCATCGCTCACCGTCCACGGCAGGCGCGCGATGTCGCCGCTGATCTTGGACTCGGCCTTGTAGAACCAGCCGCACTTGTAGGCCTGCAGGAACGCCTTGGCCTTCGCCTGCGGGTCGTCCATCTGGCGCAGCGACGACAGCGGCGGGTCGTTCAGGAACGCGGACACGCCGGCACCCGTCACGGCCTTGATGTTCCATGGCAGGCGGGTGATGGCGGGCGGACTCACGCTTGTCCCGGCCCACGGGGTGTCATCCCATTCGCTCACGCGGCAGCTCCGAAGGTAGACACCCGATGTCGAGCGCGTGACCGGGCGTGGATGGCGAGGTTGAATGCGTCGGCGAGGTCCGGAGACGGCAGGCCGCGGGCCTTCATCTCCTCCTTGGACTCGATCTGGACCTTGCCCGACGAGGTCATGCGGTAGGTGGGAGCGGTGAGCTCCGCCCGGAGTCGCTGGTAGTGCGACTCGTCGAGCCGTGCCAGGCTCAGTTCACTATTCTGCGGGTCGAGTTGCTGTCGAACGTCCCACCAGAGTTGGGCACGTAGGTTGAGCAGCAGTTCAGGGTCGCGAAGTGGGGCGTCAGCCACGTTGACATCCAGCAGACGTCCGGGTAGTCGCTGTTCGCGAATGCGATCGACAACACCCGCGCCAACCCCGATGACATCGACCGCGAGGGCGCCGCGTCGACGCTGGAGAAAGGATGCTCCCATACCCGCCACGGCCATCGTGTCCTGTCCGTGGATGATGGTGACTGCCTCCGGGGCATTGCCGTTCCCTTCCACGAGGACCGAGTCGTCACTACCGAACCGGGCTACGTCGAGGCCCGCCCATTCCCGGGCATCGGTGTACGGCTCGCGGACCCTGGCCAGCTCGATCCACTGCAGCGGGATGACCGCGTTGGACTGGGTGTCGGGGAACTGCCCGAGCACCTTGGCCTGCCACCACGGCGTGCCCTCGAGCCCTTCCTTGCGGCGCTCCTCGAGCCAGTACGGATCGACTAGGGCCGAGGTCGCCTTCGGGTCGACCGCTTCGCCGGTGAAGTTGGGGGTGTCGAATACGGAGATGGGGATGACGTGCCAGTTGGGGAGTCGACAGGCTTCGAAGAAGGGACCGGCTGGTTCATAGGGGTTCCCGATAGCCAAGATACGAGACGCTCGATTGACGACCAGTCCTCGAACGGCTTCCCAGAGTTGAGCGCTGACACCATTGGCCTCGTCGATGATGACGAGGACTCTGGCAGCGTGGATACCTTGGAGTCCTTCTGGGTCCGTGTCATCCGGCTTTCTCCCGATGCAGAATGCGCCGGTCTCCTCGATCTCCCAGCGCAGGTCCGTGCCCGCTGATGGCTTCCCAGGTAGGCCGCCCTTGCGGTGTGCCTCCCTCAGTTCCTTCCACGGGATGTCCCTGATCTGGGGGAATGAGTTCGAGGTGATGACACAGACGCCACCGGTAGCTACCCACCAGGCAGCGAGCCGTGCGGCGATCCAGTCCTTGCCCGATCCGAAGCAGGAGGGCACCGCCGTATACGAATGGTCCCGTACCGCTTCCGCTATCCGTGTCTGGATCGACCACGGCTGCTCCCCGAGGATGGCGCGGATGAACTTGTCGGGCTCGTCGACGAACTCGTCATAGCCCTTAGCCCTCTGGCGAGTCCTCAACCGGTGACGGGCTTCCGCCACCAGTAGCGACTTGCTCGGCTTCGAGGATGGCTGCGGTGAGTTCAGCGTCGGAGATGGTGCCGGTGATGTCACGCGCTTCGGTCCTCGCAGTCGCTCCACCGCTCATCAGTATCTGGAGGCTGGTGGCCTTCTCCGCCGCGAAGGTGGCGTCACGCGGTTCCATCTCACCGCTTCGCAGCGCCTCGGCGATCCTGCGCCATGCGAGATGAGCGACCACCTTGATCTCGTCCGCCAGGTCTTCCCGCGTCTTAGCGCGAACCTCCGCGAACTCCGGCTTATCCATCCAATACCGGATCGTCGACTCGGGGATACCGGTCTGTTCCTCGGCCTGGACGACGCCGCCCATCTCGGCAGCGATGACCGCTGCCAACTTGGTGCGCTTGGTGTATCGCCGGTGCTGGGGCATCTAGGCCTTCTTGGCTGCCTTCTCATCGGGGAAGCAGGTCTTGCACGGCTTGGTGGTGCTCTCGTTCCACGGTGTGTTCGGTGGGACGATCTGGCCACAGCCGGTGATCTCGCCGTCGACGATGAGGTGGTCCTTGCCGTCTGCGAGCGTCACGATGATCGGGGTACGGGGCATATCGTCTCCTAGTGGATCAGGTCCATCTCCCACGGGCCATCGTGGATGTCGTCTATCGACTGCCGACCTTCCAGCCGAGCGAGGCGGCGTTCCAGTCGCAGTACGGAGTCTTCGAGTTCGTTGATGCGGTGGGTAAGGCTCTGATGGACGACTACCACCTGTGGCGGCGCCTTGATCTCTTCGTCGGTCAGGCTATCGCGTAACACCGGCCGCGGCTTGGGTCTGGGCTTATCCGGCAACTGGTCGTATGGGTCTTGTGCTTCCCATCGCCGTCGCTTGGCGCTTGATGAACGAACCACACGACGAGGCTTAGGTGCGACGATCGGCTTAGCCGCCGCCTCGACAGGGACCTCGTCGGTATCGACCCGACCTACATTCGCCGGGATGTCCCAGCCCGGTTCGGGTGTACCCCACTCTGGCGGTGGCCAGTTCGGTTCAGCCATCGAGCGCATCTCCAGGGGACGCTACCGCCAGCGGTGCCGTGTGGCTGGCGATGCCTGCGGGAGTCCGGTGCCCGCATCGGGATGATGTTGCGCGCATCTTATGCGACGGCGATGTCCTCGCGGTAGTAGTTCGTGGGCGGTTCCTCGTGATAGCGCTCGAACAGCCGGTGTAGTGCAGCCTCGATGTAGGGCCGTCTTACCGGTTCGATGATCCCGAGCGAGGCGCAAGCCCCATCCCAGTCACCATCGCGCAGGGCGGTTCGGTACAGGGCCCGAGCCATGAATGGGTACGGTTCGTGAGGATGTCCCCGGCCCGCAAGTCGCGCGAGTGCTGCGCGCATGGGCGTTCGATAGTGATTATGAATGTCCTTGTGGCCTTCGTACTCGGCTGCCTCGGTGCCATAGGGGTCGTCCTCGATGAACGCACGGAACGGGTCGGCGACCCGGGGTGATCCCATGACCGAGCCGCCGACCGGATCGTAGCCATCGCCATCCCCTCGACGCTTGGCATCACGCCATACCCCGCGCGTGTGCAGGCGGTCGGGCACCTCCTCGCGGAAGCCTGCCATGTACCAGCCGAGCAAGTCCTTGGGGCGTGCCATCTTGGCCCGCTTGCTACGGGCGTTGTCGTCGGCGTAGGGCTCGCGCTTCATTGGCAGTCCTCGCACAACTGCGGCTGGCCGATCATCCGCGTGAGGGGCATGACCTCGCTGACCTCGAGCGGAGCGATGGGGTGGTCGTCAGCCCGTGGTCGCATCCGCCGCCCGCAGTGGGTCACGGCATCGTTGGCGATGACCGACTCGACGACGTGCCACTTGGCACCCGCTCGCCTGCGCCGGACCCAGTCGCCGATGTTCACACGAACACGCCCCACAGCAGGCCGATGCAGACGAACACGACCGCCCAGCCGATAAGCGAGCGGCCCTGTGCCTGGAACTCCTCGACGAGCGCCAAGACCAGCGCGATGACGAACAGGATCGTGGGGATACTCATGTCGTGGCCCACCTCAGGACCGCCCGATAGGCGGCTCGGATGGTGGCGCCGGCGAGGGCGAACGCCACGACATCGGGGGTCTGGACGGCCGAGCCGACGTCGACGATCTGCGCTGCGGCGAGGGCAGCGGCACCCGACAGCAGCACGTCGGCGATGAAGTCCTTGACCAGCTTCGGGACGGTGAAGGCACTG